GAGCTACAGAAAGAATGATATCTCTAGGTTCAGAAAGACCAAAGTCAAAACTAAGAGATATAGAGTTTAGTATTAATAGACTAGGACAGGTATTGTATAACCTATCTAAAGGTCACTATACATATAAAAAGATTTTTAGGCTCAACGAAGCCAACAATGATATTACAGAAGCAACTATCAATATGTACGATAAAAAGGTAGGAGCAATACTAGATATCAAAAAAGAAAAACATAATTTACAACAGCATGACGTCAGGATTGAGCCCGGGTCTACGCTACCAACCAACAAGTATGCAGAGCTTGGTGTATACATGGAAGCGTTTAGAATGGGCATCGTAGATAGAACAGAGGTTCTTAAAAAGAATCCCGAGATATTTGACAAGGAAGGTGTAATGAGAAGAACAGAAGAAAGACAATTATTACAAAGACAGATTGCTGCAATGACCGAGCAAATCAAAAATTTGGAGGGTGACCTCCAGACTGCCCAAAGGGAGTCCATAAGTGATAGAAAGAAAGTCGAAGTCGAGAAATTCAAGACTAGATTGAAAGATATCTCTGCGGACGCCAAAGCTGATAGACGAGTTCAACTAAACAACCTACAATCTAAGGTGAAGCTCGAAGCGGAGAAATTAGCGAATGTTAGAAAAGACGCTAGTTCTGCTCCTGAAGCTTAGAGACATCTGAAAGGAATATAATGGATAATCAACAAGTAGAGGCTACATCAACTGCTGACGGTTTGGTAGATGGTGGCGCTGATATAGTACAAGAAGTACGAGAACAAACAGACGCTCAGTATGAGCAACAAGCTGACCAACCTGTAGAAGAGGCTGTAGATTACAGTGCTCCAGAGGTTAGTGTAGAAAGCGAAACGACTCCAGTAAACGAATGGGAGGTAGAAGCACGTAAGTTTCAATCTATGTATGATAAATCAACTGCAGAGAATGAAAAGCTACGTAAGTTTGAACCTCTTGGACAATTACTAGAGCAAAGACCTGATTTGGTAAATATGCTTCAAGAAAATATCAACGCTCCACAACAGCCACAACAACAGCAACAACAAGGTCAACCGGCTCTGAAACCGGAAGACTTCAACCCTTGGGATGCGTATTACAGTCCAGAATCACCATCTTTTAAGTTCAGGCTAAATCAAGAGATGCAGCTTGCCAAAGATGTCGTAGATAATGCGATGGCGCAACAAAAGAGACAGATGCAAGAAGAAATAACCTATAACAATACAGTCAATGAGCTTAGAAACACTTATAAGTTTTCGGACGGAGACGTTCAAGAGTTTATGGGGTTTGTTACTCAGCCCAAAGAATCTGTAGGGTTATCTAATCTTGTCAAGCTATTCAGAGACGTAAAAAACAAAGGTAACGCTCCAGAGACAGCCCAAGCAGTACAAAATGCCCAACAACAGCCCAGAACAGCTGGGGTACTTCAAGGTGGTGCACCAAGTTCACCAAAGAGTACAGAGAATCAAGTATGGGATAATATTGTAAATGCCGGGAGTCGTACTAGCGTCCTTTAATTAATCACATAATGGAAGGAATGACAAATGGCAACATTTAATAATCCTCATCCCCTTAAGGTTGGAGACCCCGGTGCAGTTATAGACAGCACGATTCCTTCGAGACGACTGTTTAACTTTAGTGATAGAGTAGCAGACCTCGCTCCAGAAGAATCGCCGTTTTTTGTATACTTATCCAAGGTAGCCAAAGTCCCTACGGATGACCCACAGTTTAGATGGTTGAAAGACAGAAACAAGATTGATATGACAGATAGAAGTTTCCGTTTAGCAGCCGCTCATACTGTACCAGCTGCAGGCAGTACATTAACTTATACTGTTGAAACTGCAGGAACTTCACAAACTTCAGTAGACTTTTTAATCAAAGGAATGGTCTTTGCTGTTGGCGAAACTAACGCCTCAACTAACGAGCCAGAAACCGCAATCGTTAGAATCGAAAGCGCTCCAGATAATTCAGGTGACACGAGTACATTTCTTGGTCGAACAATATCTGCAGCTACCGGTTCAACCACTGCTGCTGCTGACCAGACTTTATGTACTATTATCGGTAGTGCATTTGAAGAAGGAACTGGTTCTCCAGACTCTTTCTCAAAGCATCTAGATAACGGTGTCGGATACTGTCAAATCTTTAAAACCTCTTGTGAGTTAACTAACACAGCAAGAGCTACTGTATATCGTGGATATGCTAGTGAGTTTGATAGAATCTGGAACTTAAAGTTACGTGAGCACAAAGTTGACATTGAAAGAGCTATGCTCTTCGGTCAAGGTGGTGTTGTAAATGGTATTTCTTACTCTGATGGTATTGTAGGAAGTATTGTTAAGAACTCACAATCACAGATTAAAGACAATGCTCAGTTAGATTACACAGAAGATAAAGCGTACTTCTCAACCCGTACAGACGCACAGTTTACTTACGATGCGTTACTTGCTGACTTAGAAGTTGTTTTTGACCCTGCACGTGGTGGAGCTGGCGCAAAACTTGCGTTGTGTTCATTACCTGTAATCACATTCTTTAACAAGATGGCAAGCTCTAATACTTTCCTATCTTCAGTACACTCTGCTGCCAATCCTTTAATGTCACAAGAGAAAGGTTCTTTTGGACATAAAGTGGTCAAGGTAGAAACTATTCACGGTGACCTAACCTTAGTAAAAGAGCCTCTATTTAGAGGTTTTGCTGCTGGATTCATGGCTATGGTTGACTTGGACCAAGTTGCTTACAGACCTTTGATTGGTAACGGTGTAAACAGAGACACACATATTATGACTAATGTGCAGTCTGCTGATGAAGACCTACGTAAAGATATGGTATTGACTGAAGCTGGTTTAGAAGTTTCTTTACCAGAAGCACACGCATTGTTCAACTTTGAATCTGCTTACACAGCACCATAATCTAGGAGGTAATAGATAATGAGAGCCGCAACAAGAGAAAAGAATAGTGGTAAAGGTGGGTTTTTACAAAAGATAGAACTAATCGCAAAAGCTCGTACACTAACAGAAGCCGATAGTGGAAAGATATTTATGCTTTCTAACGCTACTGGCAGTGGATACAGCATTACACTACCAACAGCTTCAACTGGCATAACTGGAACTTACTACAAGTTTATTGTAGAAGAAGAGACTCCGGGTCATGCCATTACCATAGCTGCAGGCAGTGCGATTGTTGATTTAGTAATGAAAGACCCCGGTGGTGATGCTTCCAATTCAACAGCAGGTACAGCCGTATCTAATATTGTAATTGGCACTTCAGCACAACAAGGTGACTACATCAATATAATGTTTGTTAATGGTACTTACTATGCAGAAGCAATGTCAGGTATTAATAACGCATTAACCACTTCATAACCCTAAACAATACGGGTAACAGACTTGGATTCTGTGGGGGTTACTGAGAAAGAGTAGCCCCCGAATATCCTAAAAATTTAAAACAGGAGTAATTATGGCTGCTTATGGTAATTTAAAAGTAAAAGTTATGATACATCCCGGTAACCCCGGAGAAGAAGATGGCGCAGTAGGAACTATGGCAAGGGATATCAAGGATTACATAGCTACTTTAGACTCTACCAATAATGAAGTTTTGTCTATCACACATACGCAATTAAATGGTGATAGAATTATGACATTAATTGTTGGAGGAACTTAATGCGTTGTCAGCATTGTAAAGCTGAGAATGAAGGTGGATGGTTTTATTGTAGAGAGTGTGGCAAAAGAGCGCACGCTCCTAGGTATAGCACAGCCACAATTATAAGGGATAGTCGTTTCGCAACTGCAATACGCAAGGACCTTATTAACTTCAAAACAATGTCTATGGCAGAGGACATAGAGTCAAAGGGAGGAGAAATCAGTGGCAACGTTTGAAGCACAAGTTGAAGCTTTGACCAGCCTTTCTATTGATGGCAGTAGTTCTCCAACGCAGACAGAGCTTACGCAGTTCTTAACTGATGGGGCTGCTGAGGTTATAAACAGTATGCCTAGAAAGTTAAAATTTTTATGCGCAACAGAAGATACTTTTACTAGCACAGCCGTTGGAAGTGAGTCCGAAACATTGGAATCAGGTCAAATATTGCAAGTAACCAGAAATGACGGAACTATAGAACAGCCATGTAGAGAAATACCTGCAGTTCTAAGAGGAAGAGCTAGCGACTCAGACGATATGATAGCAGCTACAACAACTGACCCAGTGTATTATGTTTATAACGGAAAGATAAATTCTTTACCTGCATCTGGTAATTGTAAATACTTAGAAGTAAACAATCCTGCAGTAGCATTTGGAGATTCATCTGTAAGTAACTTTCCTGATGAGTATGAGTATTTAATACCTCTTTATGCTTCTGTTAAATCATTGCAAAACGCTTTAGCAGACAGGGCTTCTAATGATAATATAAATACAGCAATAACAGCAGTTAAAAGCGCTGTTGAAGCAGCCGCAACTACGATAGCAAGTTTTACATCCACAACAGAGTCTGTGTTTGGAGATGAAAATACTTTTCTTACAAATAACTCTCAGCTAACAAGGGTAAAAGACGCTTTAGATAAAGCTCAAGAAACAATCACGGGCGATAAGCCAGATTCAAATACAGACGCTAGAGGAGCGCAACAGAATGAAGATATTGAGTTAGTCACTTCTGCTCTTAATATAGCACAAACAGAAATACAGAGAGCGCAAGTACACCTATCTGAGTGGAATGCTATTGGAGATATGAGAATAAAACAAGTACAAGTAAATCTCAGCAAAATGGATGGATACATCAAAGAAGTGCAAACAAGACTTTCAATTATAGGCTTTTTAGAAAGACAACAAGCAAAGTTGCAAGCTGATTATGAAAAAGGTATACAGATTATGAGGGGCTCATAATGGCATTGACACTGGTAAACCTAAACACATCTCCATCCGCTGCACTGGTAACATTAAATGCTAGCCCTAGCTCTGCTCCTATAACCTTAAACACATCTCCAAGTGCTGTGTTAGTAAATCTTAACACAAGTCCTAGCGCTACACTTGTTAATTTAAATACTAGCCCTGCATTAAAAAGAATTAATGAGTATCAAAACACAGATAAAAACTGGGAAAACTTAAATAATACTTGGGAGGATTTGCTCTAATGGCTGTTATAAGTTTAACTGTTAAGAAGATTATATCTAGAGTAAGGCAGGCTTTTCCAGATGCCCCTGAGACATACATTATAAATCTAATTAATGAGTCTTTAGTAGAAATGGGAAAGTATAATACAAAAGTTGAATACGCTAAGTTAACTACTGTAGCAAATCAACAATGGTATACTCTAAAAGAGCAAGTTGGCTCAACACAAAATTCAAATGTAGAAATAAACAAAGTGTATCGTGTTGACTTTATGGATTCAGATGGAACATACGTAAAGATACCAAGACTTTTAGATAACGAAATACCAACAATGGATATAGATTAATGGCAAGTTCATACAATTACCCAGAAGATTACATTACATGGTTTATAAAAGGCAATCACTTAGCTGTAGTTACGCTCAAGGGTGACTCAGAAGGAACATATCACAGCAAATATGGGCAATACAAACCTATTGATGAGGCAGTTACTAATGGATTGCTACTGCATTACTACGCAGAGCCAAATGCTGTTACAGCTATCACTGACACCCCAGATGTTGACAATGTGTTTCATACAGCTATTGTAGACTATGTTAAAGCAAGATTATATCAAGATAGAGCAGGCAGAACAAACGATGGTGGAGTTGCAAGTGTAAGTTTAAACCTTGCACAACTACACGAGAATAAATTTAGCGAATCAGTAAAAAGAAATGGAATGCAGAAGCGAGACAAGACTGGTGGACCACGCAGAGTCTTGATGGCTGACTTTACATAACAAGGAAAATATTATGGCAGATATCAGAAAATTTCAAACAAATGAGGTACTTAACAAGGTTTTAAATACTGGTGAGGACGCTCTAAAGGTTGACATTGATAACGTAACGCTGACTACAGAAGGCGGGGACGTTGCAATAGATGTAGCCCTAGACAAAGCAAATGATACTATTACTGTATTCTCTAATACCGCTAAGGATGGTAGTGGCACTAGCTTCGTTCCTTTGGTAGATAGTGATGGGCATTTACAAGTAGATGCTTTGTCTACTGCTTTACCTAGTGGAGCAGCCACTGCAGCTAATCAGGCAACTATCATAGGTCATGTGGATGGAGTAGAAACTTTAATTACGTCTAGTAACACTAAATTAGATACATTAGAAACAACCCTTACTGCTATAGAGACAGACGCTGCAGCGATAGAAACATTATTAACTGGTATTGACGCTGACACTGACGCTATAAAAACCGATGCTGCGGCGATAGAAATTTTAATTACTTCAACCAATTCTAAGATAGATACATTTGATGCTGTATTAGATAACATTCTTGTAAAGAATACTGAAATAGATACAGTATTAGACAATATCAAGACTGACACACAAGCAATAGAAACAGATATGGCAGCTATTGAGACTTTGTTAACCGCTGCTAACGTAGACCACGCAGCTAACGAAGCACTACTTACTACTATTGATTCTGATACCAATGATATTAAAACTGCAACAGAATCGTCAAACACACATCTAGGCAATATGTTTTACGATACAGCTCTTGCTGTTACACCTAGTGATAGCTCTGACTTATCTGGTGAGCCTTATTTTGCAGTATGGGTAGGAACAGGTGGGAATCTAAAAGTAGATATGTCAAGTGGGACTGGAACTGTGACTTTAAACAATTGTGCATCTGGTCAGTTAATACCTATTATGGTTGAAAGAATATATGCAACAGGCACAACAGCTTCTAACATTATAGTGTTTAAATAATGTTAGCGTGGACTAGAACATCTTTAAACTTTTTAAAGTCAGTATATGACGTTATTTGGAACATTACCCAACTTAACTGGGAAGAAGACAATGTTAAGTGGGAAGAACATACAGGATAAAAATTATGGCAGATTTATCAGGACAAACTATAGCATCGAGTTACGAACAGTTATTATCACTGCCTGATGGTGGAGGTAATGCAAATACATTAGTAGCTGTAACCGATGGGGATGGGGGCACAACATTTGGAATAAAATTAGCTACTAATAAAGTAGAGATTATACCGGGCTCTAATGATACAAATGCTTTTGAGGTTTCTCAAGCAGATGGTACAGCAGTATTAACAGTTGATAGCACAAATGCTTTAGTAGGTGTTGGTGCAGCTCCAGCAAGTGGAACTGCTGACCCTTTACAAATAACAACCCCAGCAAGTGGTGGTGGTCAAGGCTTATCTATTTTAAGAACTGATAATAACGCATCACAATTAATTGGAAGAATTACAGCTGGTAACTCAGTAGATGCAGAATTAGCATCGATAACATTTAATACAGATGGTGCAAATGATAGTGGAAATATAATATTCAATACAGAAGCTACTGGTGGGGATTTAGCTGAAGCCATGAGAATAAACAGCTCTGGTCAAGCATTTATTGGTGGTACAACTGATGAAGGTTATAGCACTTTATTAAATATTGAGGGTGCTGGTGGAACTGATGATGTGCCAGGTATATTATTTAAAAATACATCTGCAAGTAACGATGAAGAAATTATGTCATTACTTGCATCGCAAGGAAGTGATTCTGTTGGTGCAATAAATATTAAAAGAGAAGGCAATGCTGATGATGCTTATATAGACTTTTTAACACAGGCTAATGGTGGCACAATGACTGAAAGAATGAGAATAGACAGCTCTGGAAAAGTTGGGGTGGGCGTATCGCCAGCAAAATTATTTCACACAGAAGGTTCAGTTGCAAGTGATTTTGTAGGAAGATTTAAAAACACAAATGCATCTGGAGAAGGTTTACAAATTCATGCTGACAATACAAATCCTTTATTTAGAGCTTTAGATGTAAGGAATAGTAGTGGGCAAATATTTGGAGTTTTTAATGATGGAATATCAACATTTACAAGTGGAACTGATTATAGCCAAATAAGATTAGTTGATACTAATTCTGACAATACTACACAGCGTGTAGGCATTCTTGCTCAACATTATGATAGCGATGAACAAGATGTTAGAATGATAGGAATGTTTAATGGTAGTGATACAAACAATGTTCAAATAGGTGGTGGCTCTGGTGACCACAATTCTGCTGAGTTAATTCAATTTTTTACATCATCAGACCATACAACTTTATCAGGTACTATAAGAATGGTGATAGATGGCTCTGGAGCGGTGGGTATTGGAAGCACCTCACCAAGTCAAAAGC